AATCAACAAGCTACGCTCGTCAGTCCAACCTGCAATCTGAATAACAGCCGCTTCCAAAGAAGTTTCGTTAAGATCAGCCGCAACTGCGGGACGGTTCGAGTTAGTACCACCAGAAACAAGTGGATGCGCGGTTGAACACAACGGAACACCATCACCATATGTGGTGCCTGCGGCGAACGCGTTATTCAAGATAGCCGCAGCCTTAACTTGTTTGGTGTACGCCATCGCACGAGCAAGTGCTTTAGTATAACGAGATGACAATGAGTCATACAGGTTATCCTCAATAGCTTCCTCAGTAATTGAGAAACCCATTGCCACTGTTTCGTGTGTGTAGCGAGCAGACCATGCCTCTTGAGCATTGTCATATTCGATGGCAGAGCCTTCGTCTTTGACAGGTGCCGCTGAGAAACCCGATAATTTTGTCTCTTCCTCAAAGGAGCGATCCGATGATTCAGTTTCAAAAATTTCGGCATGTTCTTCACCGTATTTTGCGTATTCCATTCCAAACAATGCGTTCAGGCCGGGGAGCAGCTCTTTAAGTAGCTGGGCGCGTGATATAGCCATTAGTTAATCTCCTTATACGCCAGTGGTGTTGTTATACTGGTGACCTGCGTTCCATTTAACGTAGGCTTCAGTGTAACCACCACTTGAGTTTTTGGTTTCTTCAACTAAACCGACGATACGGAACGGCAACGTAGCAGTAGTTGCTGATGTATCAGAAATAGCACCACGCGAGTTACCCGAAGCCGAGTCACCTGCGTTATCTACGCCTGCTACGTTTGCACCGATATCAGTTATCGCTAGATCACCAATAGTTGTACCTGAAGAAACAACAGCAGCTTTAAACAATAAGTCAGTAGCATCTGCTACATAAGCCTGAATGTCACTTGCAACTGTGCCTGCAGGATAAGATTGGCTGTACAACTCATAACCCAAATTTGGATCAGTGTATTTACAACCCATGAAAACACCAATAGGTGTCATTGCAGCATCGAACGCGTCGCGCTCAATGGTGCCTCCGGTAACTAATGTAACGGCATCACCAAAGAAGATACTAGTAGCGTAACCGCTAGCAATACTCATGTGGCGATAGACACCCCCAACAAAGGGAACACCGCTCAATAGTTTGACCGGAACCAGACCATAAGGTCCGCTAACAGTAGGATAAGCCATTTAAAAGCTCCTAAGATTAAGTTCCTGTACCAAAAGTAACCTTCGTTTTCCGTTCATTGAACAGAGGCATACGAGGGTCATTTTCTCTCATAAGGTTGTTGTCAACAGAACGCATCTGAGCCTGTGCCTGATCGTTGTAATAGGCATTTCGCTCTTCAACTAACTCCTTTGGAGCCTTACACAACATCAAACCACCGATGACTACGTTGTCCTTAAAGCGTTCTTGCTCAATGGCAACCATGGTAATCTCTGGATGATCTGCTGCCTTTACAGGCTCCCAACCTTCTCTAAGTTTTGAAGAAACATTGGTGGCATCTACTTGGCCCTGCGTGCTAACGCGAACCCAGTGATATTCATAACCTGCCTCGGGAGTGGGAGATGGTAACACCTCGGGCCGCTGCCAAGACTTTTTACGAACAGTGCGTTCACGAGTTTCTAACTCGCGGTTAATGCGATTCTCAGCCATTTTGTTTCCTCATATCTATTGCAACCTGTTTGGCGTATTGTTCGGGGGTCAACCCTAACCGTTTAGCAATATGGACCTGCGTGCGTGTCAACGTCACTTTCTTGGGTGCTGTGCTCCGCGTTGCGGGGGCAACCACTTGGGCCTTCTTACGTTTTGGTTCGGCATCCTCAAAATTATCGGGGAAAACCTGACGCATACGAGAGTCAATCGTCTCGTAGTATTCATCACTCTGCGGGCTTACGCCCTGTTTGACAAGTTTATTATGCAACCCCAGCGCTAAACTTGTCATTTCATCGTCGCTTCCAAACCACGAATTGGCTTTTTGCCAATCTGCGGCCCGTTCATCGACTTGTACTACCGGGGCGAGCTGTTCTACTTGTGTTTGTACAGGGGTTTCTGTCTCCTGTAAAGCAGGTAATTTGAAGTTTGCTAACCTTTCAGACTTAATCTTAGCATTGGTTAGCTTTTCTTGTGCTTCTAACACTGCATCTGAGTCGCCAGATTCATACGCATCTTTATACGCACGTTTGGCTCCTTCAGTTTCTATCGCAGCATTTTTCTTAGCTTGTTCAAGTAACGCCGTTTGATTTTTGTTTACGTTACCTTTTAATTTTTTATTTTCTTCCATAAGCGTTTGGGTAATGCGCTCAAGCTCTTGGCGCTCCCGTAGAGCTTCTTCTTTAGCTCTACGCTCATCATGGTAACCTTTACTGAAATGTTGGATACGTTTACGAACTTTGTCCGAATAGTCTTCCAGCTCTTCGTCAGTGACATCTGTGGGAGGTTCTGAAGCTTTGCGACCACGATCAGCTTTTGGCGTATCGTCAACAACTTCAATCTCAAGTTCGTCATCATCAGTATCCACTTCACTCTCAGACTCAGAGTCTGAAACCTCAGTTCCACGGAAATCGTCTGCAGTTTTCTTGCCGGAGATATCAATCTCAACTGCGCTAGACTCTTCGATAGCCAGTTTGCCATTATCTTCATCATCAGGAAACTCAAATTCTACTTTTTGAAACGCCATGTTTATGCCCTCTGAATGCCGCTAGGGTCGGTTACTACAGCTTCTATTGAGTCATCGTTCATTAAACGATACTCAACGCCACCAATGGTAAAGCGTGTTCCTGAGTTCATACGGAACATCACGAAATCACCTTCTTTACACCAAGGCCCGTCTGGAAAACGTTCCTTATCTGCGTACGCGCCAGTCCCCATATCAACAACAAGTCCAATAATAGACATTATATGGTCTTGAGTTTTAAGCTTTTCAGTTTTTAATATAGACGACCCTTCAAATGTTTCTTCGGGTTGAGGTAAGGCTACGAGAACACGGTAGCCCACAGGACGTGGTAGTTGTAGTTCTAGTTCAGCATCGCTGATTTTAACTGCTTTTTCAGTCATCATCGTTTTCCATATAGTTTCGCGCAAGGTCTTCAACGTACAATTTGCTGGCTTCGAGACCTCGAATTAAGCCAACAATCTCCCTGTAACTGGCATAGTCCTTTGCGGACCCTGCGTTCAGGAAACTTTGTGCAGACGAGATATCCCCGTCGAGTTTATCTTTTAGCACGTCAAAGACGGTTTTTGCCATAATATGTTACGACTCCTTTTTGGGTGTCTGCTGCCGCGCTGCCTGCGCCATTCGTGCAAGCTCAAGGTCAATCTTGTTCTCTTCTACACGTTTAGCAGTAAGGTCGCGGACACCTTGGCGTTTAGCATCAATAGCCAACTCAGCTTTGTCGATGTTGATTTGTTCTGATGCCATCTTAGCGTCAATCATCATTTTTTGTTTTTTCAACATCATTTCAGCCTGTTTGATTTGCTGATCTGCTTGGTCGTTTGCTGCTTTGCGTTGCTCTTCAGCTTGTTTAATTTGCAGCTCGGCCTGTTTCATCTGTATGATTGGGTCTTGCTGTTGCTGTTGAGCTTTCTGTTGCGCTGCTTGCTTTTGGTTTGCCTGTGTAAGCTGCTTGCCTGCGTCTGCGACTAGACGAGACAGTTGTACTTCCATATCTTCTGGCAGCTCCTCGTTTGGAGCGGGTAGTGGTACGCCTAGCTTTTCTTCTATCTTCTGACGATATGCAAAGCCAAGGTGTTCGGCAACATGCGCCTGTAGAGACGCCATAATTTGTTTTGCCTGCGGGTTCTGCCCGATCATCTGCGCCATCATCGGGTCTTGCATAAACGATGTATGGGTAGCGATATGTGCTTCGTGGTCTTGGTAGATAAACGCCTTCATCGGCTTACCAATCAACGCATCCATGTTTTCGCTAATTGGGTCCGCGGGCTTCGCATCGTCCTTTGTAGGTACAAGCTTGTCCGCGTTCTTTACTCCCAACACTTCAATCATCTGCCTGTGTAACTGTGGGAGATCGTAAATCTGTGGAGCCTGCGCTGACATTTGCAGGACTGTTTGATACTGCACTACCCGCTGGGCCATCGTAGAGTTGTTAGGATCGCTCACAGGGATCACATCAACCATCAGATAGTCAGTCCGCTTGGCGCTCACTTCGCCTCTGTACGGGACGTATGCGTACTCTGTGGGGGCATACTCCGCCATAATGGCCTTTAGCAGCTTAAATTCCTGCTTCATAGCGAAGTGTACACGCGCCTGTACCGCAGCCATAGGCTTCAAGGTACGCTCTAACAAGGCCAGTGTTGTACCTACAGGAGCGTTAGCGGACATGTCAGAGATGTCCATGTCACTAATAGCGCCCAACCTACGACCTTCTGAAGTGATCTGGTTCAACAGAGCGAGAAGGGTCTGACTAGGCTCCTTATACGGGAGAGGCATGATATTATCACGGATGCTACCAGACGGCACGTCTACATCCTTAAACTCGCCCGGATTGATCGGGGAGTCGTCTCCCTTGATACGCAGCCCACGCGATTTCAACCCACCGGGGAGATTCGATAAGGTGCCCGCGTCAACAAGCTGCCGTATCAAGGAAGTTCCAGCACGGGCGTACCCACCAATAATATGGATTAATCCGAGGCCGTAAAACCCGAATCCCGGCACGTAAACATAGTGGACGAAGTGCTGTCGTTTGAGTGTGAGTGGGTCACCCTCCTCGTAGTTTCTACGGATCGCCAGCACTTCGCCACTGCCACGCTCAATAGTGACAACGTAGGGACGGGCAATCTCATCGTCGTCATCAATACCCTCAATAAGAAGGTCGGCGTGTATTTCATAAACAGCATATCGGTCATCGTTTGTTAGAGAATAGCCACCATCTTCGGCTTTTTTCTCTTCAATGTCCGTGTGGTACGGTTCTGGCTCCCCAAGTTCTACGTCTCTATAGAAACCTGCGGCCTGTAATTTCTTCAGTTCGTTTTTAGTCTTACGCATTACGTGCGTTACACGCTCTGCGGACTCGATATTCGACGCACCATAAGGCACAATCACGTCTTCTGCGGATATATAAATAGCTGCTTGACGCCCTAGATTGGGGTCAAAATACACCTTTTTAAAGGCTGAACCAGCTAAACCAAGGCTGTATAGTAGTCGTTCGTGCTCTGGACGATACTCAACCATATTCTCAGTGAGTTCGTAATTCATGTCAGCCTTAACACGACCTGCGGCTTCTTCTTTTTCTTTAGTTTCTTCTCCAAGAATCTTTGTTTTTACTGGTCCAGATGCAGGAAAAGTCTCTGACATAGCTTCTGCTTGAAACCGAATGGCCGCTTCTGCGAGTATAGTAGAGTTAACTCCGCAAGCGCCCTCCCACGGGTCCATACGCTCCTCATACTTAAACCCTATAACATCCAGCCCTTTAACGAACGTATCCGCCCACTCTTTTCGGCCGTCAATATCAGAGGCGACTTGCTCCACGAGTTCGTCAGACAACTCATTTAGATGTGATTCGTCAAGAACTTCAGCTAAGTTCATACCAAATTCAGTAAAATCCAGCTCGTCACCGGGGATTATGGTGATTTCCATGCTACCATCATCTAGCGTAACTGCTTCTGGATCGACTATTTCGATCTCCAGTTCAGGTACATCCATTTCCTCCACACCTTCCAGACCGTCCTCAAGACTTTCTGGTGCTTTGTATAGTGCTTTTTCAATAGCCATAACTAAATCCCCTAGTAATACCCGCCGCGGCGTTGTTTAAAGAACCGTTCTTCTTCAGGTTCATCAGTAGGTAGACGGATGAACCCCCCTTGCCGGAAGCGCATGAGGGCCATTACCGTGGAGTCTACAAGGTCATCATTACTCATAAATGGAAATCCTGCAATCTCTTCTACTACTTCTTCCGCCCAACGGGTCTGCGGAACCCATACAAGTTCAGACGCTATTATATCTGCTACGGAGTTAAGTCGCGCCGTTTTATCTCCAGACCCTCTATGAGGAGTGTACTCTGATATAGGCAGCCCCATACGCCGCATCTCTTGATACAAGGCTACACCAGAGCTTTTCTTCTCCACAATGAACGAATCTGGTTCCCAGTCTTGGTATTCTTCCATGGCAAGCTGTTTAAGCTCTGGAAACTCCATACGCTGTTTTATACTATTTAACAATATAATATTGTACGCGTTAGTCTCTTCGTTCAAGAATACCCCCCATGTGGTAAGGGCTGTGTAGTCTGCACGGTTATGTTTCTCGGCTGCGGCGTCAAGCGACATAATAACATATTCACATGAAGGCGGTTCCTCATGCGTCCACTCTTGCCACCACTCTCGTTTGACAATAGCGGCTTCTTCTGCGGTGGGCTGCTGCTGGTACTGCGCATTCCACTGAAACGTAGGCATCGACGCCTTGGTACGTAATAGCGCCTCTAGGTCAAAGAACTCAGGCCATAGTGGTTTTTGTATTTCTTTTTTAGTCTTCTTGTTAAACGTATCCAGAATTGCCGGAAACTCTACAACCTCATACTGATCTGAACGCTCGTTCTGTGACATATCACGTACAACACGACCCGTAAGGTCATCCATGTGCCAACGCGTCTGTATAATTGCTACACGACCTCCCGGCATTAATCGTGTACGCGCTCCGAAGGTGAACCATTCGTATGCTTTTTCAAAGACCTCAAAGTTTCCGTTAATGACATCTTGTTCGGAATGGGGATCGTCAACGAGCAAGAGGTCAGCACCGCGACCAGCAAGAGCAGACCCAATACCGCACGCATAGTATTCTCCTCCTACATTCGTGTTCCATCGTCCTGCTGACTTACTATCCTGTGCTAGTTGTACTGTAGGAAATATAGAACGGTACTCGTCTGTATTTATAAGGTTACGCACTTTACGTCCAAAGTCTACCGCCAGATCAGTGGTGTGAGACACCATCATAACCTTCTTATTAGGGTTCCTACCCAGAAACCACGCCGGATAGAATATAGAAACAAGTTGCGACTTACCATGTCTAGGGGGTATATTCACACAAACACGGTCTTTATCGCCGCGCTCAATACCCATTAGCATGTCCGCCAGTATACGGTGGTGTTTGCCCACTATAAAATCGGGCATCATTAACTTACAAAACTCTATAAGGTCGTCGTATGCCCTCTTATTCTCATTTCTGGTGGATAGTTCGCCCACCATCCGGTCAATCTCCTCGACCTCATCCGGTGAAAAGGCGTCGAGGTTGGCGAGCATTTGTTCGATTTCTGTTTCGCTGAAGTGTAGCCCTTCAGTCATCATCAAATCCAAATTCTTTGTCCGTGTCTATGACATCAGCGTCTATAATCTTAGCGTCTTCTATCTCTGGTTGTGGATTTACCAGCTTTGCAAGCTTAATACGCAGCTTTTCCTTTATATCATCAGTTGTTTGATGAGTTATAGTGACTTCAGACTTCTCTGTGAACAGCCCTACGTCTGAAATCTTACCCAGAAGCTCAATAGCACGCATACGTACGCGGGGATCAGGGTTCTCACTCTCAATAATGAGCTTGTTTGTCACCAAATTACGTAATTGTTTAGAAGATTCGACCACAGAATGGTTAAATTCTTCGATTATGTTGTTTGTTAGACGTATAGACGCAGGTGTTAGGGTGGCAGCACGCTTTGTGGTCACCTTTGTAGACGTTTTGTCGGGGTTTTGCGCATATGATGTAGCTAAAGTAGCAGCTACTTCCTTGTCTGCCTCATCTGGTTCAAGATTTGCGCCGTATTTTTCCAACTCATCCACTGTTTTAGCTAGAGCGGCCGCGCGTTCAGGTAGAGGTATGGTTTTTACCTCATCTTCTAGGGGAACCCCTATCTCTGGAATGGCGTTCATTGTCATATTACGTCGCAGGTTGTTAACCGATAACGGAATAGTAGAGTACAAAAAATTTTTTGACAAGGGTTTTTAAAAAGAGGTGGGGGGTTTTCAAAAAATAGCAATTCATTTGAGCGTATTAGTATTACATAGGACAGCACGGAGTCACATCAGACAGCGCGGGGGGTACCCATGGGGTATGCTCGGCCATTTCGGGTTTTCGGGCAGCTGCCCGAAAGTGACACTTAATGCCATAACATGTTAAATAGTGCTTTACAATGCCAGCCAGTCGTGCTTATATAATGTTACCGGAACGCCAAAATGGATAGCCGGATTTTATGGAGTAAGTAAAATGACAATTTCAAAAATCATCAAAGACCTCGA